TTTTGTCACGGGCATAATAGCCTCCTATCCATACGCTTGCGCGTTTAAAGCCGTGGTTCGGCTTGTAAGGGTTAAATCTATCCTGCCTCCTCTACAAAAGAGACAGGATAAATAGTTAATATCAAGCCAGCGCTATGCCAATGCTGTTATTGACTGTCCGCTCGTATATCTCGGCGTCAGAATTGCGTGAACCTGAACATTACCAGTAGCGCCCCCGTCAGTATCCAGAAAACTCAAAGTCAACCATTCTTCATTATTTGCTGTGTCCATTTGGGATGCGTCAATTTCGATAATTAGCATATAATTATCATACGTGGCGTGAGCGACGGTAAGCATAGCTGATTCAGCCCATGCGCCCAAAACATCACAATTTGCCGAAGCCTGAGCTGCACTGCCAAAAGCATATTTGAAAGTTAAGGCCGATGTTTTAGCTCCATCAGTCGCACCGCTATAAAGAGCTACGTAAATATCGGCGCCACCAAGGGTCTGAAGCCCAACAATGAAGGTTGCTTTGTGATGATTTTTCATATTGATTGAATCACAGTCATTTGCGGCGGCTGTGCTCAAATCAATATCATTTCCAACCGGCACTATCTTATATTTTTCTGATAACATAATTATTCTCCTTTTTATTAATCCGGGATCATCAAAGATAACCCCGGATCAATGGTTTAATGCTATGCCCTTTCGGCTGTGGTGATAAAGGGGCCTCGTGTTTTACTTCCCTTGAACGGAGTCAGTGCAGACGCACGCAAAGGCTGGCAATCATATCGGTAAGTCCACCTGAAAGTTTGCTCATCGTACAAGAACCGCACATGAACCGAGGTCGCATTCTTAATCGCGCCCTTGTCGATAAAGACCATCTCATTGAAATCTGCGAGGATAATATCTCCTTCATCTCCGAGCGTTGCACACTGCTCAATGCTTAGAACTTCGCGGCCATACAAAGAGTTGTATGGAACCCCTGCCGCTGCATTAGCCGGGAGATAGACAGGAACTCCACCGGTTCCAACAGCCAGAGACATGGTCGCCAATGAAGGCTTAATGTCGCGGTTAATCAGCCAAATCGCAGATTTATCGGATGAATCTAAAAGTCTTGCATCCATATTGATAATATTTTCAAATACTACCGTATCTGCTGCTTGCCCGGTTTCTTTTGAATTTGCAATCTTGCAACCCGCATTCATAATTCCAAGGCCCTGGCCTGCGCCCGTGCCATTAATAATCACATCGTCGAGCTTAAACCCAAATTCCATAGGGAACCATTGATTGACAAGCGATGTAAGCCCAACAGAGTCAGAAAGCAATTCGTCGGTGGCATACATGAGACCGAAAAGCTTATGAAGCTCCATCTCAAACTTACGCCACGTTGGTTTCGATGCTGTTACAGTTGCAGCCTCAGCCGCATGATAAACCTGAATTCCACCAAACCTGGAACCATTCGCTCGGCTGGTTTCATTCATCAGGTTCGCTTTCAGGCCGTTCGCGTTAGGGCCGATATTCGCCCGAAAACAACGCCGTGACAATAATCCGGTGGCAATGGACGCTTCGCTTAGTGCGGATGAAGCTTCTTTTTCCACCAGAAAACCACCTTCAGATGGAACAGTTTCATTTGCACCGGACGCAGACGCACGGACTTTTGACAGTCTTGAGATTGCTTCAGCCCGAGTAGAACTTGAAACATCCGGATCAGCCGCATGATATACGTCAAGAAGCTGTTCACCGATAGACGCATATACCCGATCTTTTCTTTCGCCCCCACCAGGGACTTGAGATAACGCAACCGCTTTTTCAATCGCCTCAAGCTGTTGTGTCTTCTCCTGAATTTTCGCCTCAAGATCAGCGCATGTCGTGGCAATTTTTGTGACTTTTTCTGTTAAAAGCGGATCTGAATAATCCTTGGCCTCAATCTCTTTCAGCCGTGTTTCATTCTCGGCCTTAAAATCCGCAAAGCCCTTGTTTAGTGCTTCAATAAGGTCTTTTAATTCTTCAGTCATGATTTATTACCTCCGGAGACACAATAAAGTCTCTTGTAACGCTGCTTTAAGTGCAAGATCACCTAAAGAAGCAGTTAATTTTTCGATTTTTTCTTGATCGCTCTTGGCCTGTTGACTTCCCGCCAACATCGCCTTAGCTGTATTCTGAGAAAAGCCCACATCCCGTAAGGCATTTTCTGCTTTTCGTACCGTTAAATCATTATTGGAATTCTTTGTACTATCAATATCTTTGGGCATATTAGCAAACATGCTCAAATCAAATTGAGCCTTTACTGGCTTACCAGCTTCAAGGATCGTATCTATGAAGCCTTTTTCTTTCATTTTTTTGGCATTCATCCAAGTCTCGGATTTAAGCATTTCCCGAAGTTCACGCTTTCCAACATTGGTGTTATCCGCATACATTTCGACCATGATTTCACTTACCTGGTTTAATATATCGGCCATTTCCTTGAAATCGAATTGATTCCCATAAGTAAACATCCCTGGTTCATGAATCATCATCATAGTATTTTTGTATGCTTGTTTCTGAAAACCTGCTATTGCTATATATGAGGCTGCTGAAGCTGCCAGTGATTCTATCCTGGTTATAGGCTTAGATGGATGCGCTTTTATAGCATTGTGAATAGCATTAGCGTCCCAAACATCACCGCCCGGCGAATTAATCCGAATAGTTATTTTTTTCTGTGTTAAATCACTAATTGCCCGAACAAATTCACCGGCATCATTATATGGCCAGCCAATATAATCATATAGTAAGATGTCCGCCTCTTCGTCAGATTTAGTAGCAGTAATCTTGTACCAATCCGGTTTATCGAGAGGTTTATTATAATAAGCGGCTACAATACGAGCATTCCTTGGGTTTCTGTAAGATAATTTCATGACTTAACTGCCTTTTCTGATTCTTTACTTGATTCTTTCATTGAGCTGGTCCGAGTACGGTATTCGTCGCCACCTTTATATGGGTTGTAATCCAAAAGTGCTCTGCATTCGTTTGGATTTAATATTTCTTTATCAATCCCTGTGGCAAAACTATCCATTTGTTCTTTGAATGATGATCTGAGTAATGCTCTTATCTCAAACTTTGCATAATACTTTTTGCGTTCTTGAGGCGTTAAGAGATCCCTTCGTATGGCCTTTTCATAATTAACACAATCGGGTGTTACTCCATAAATAGAATATGAAAGCATGAATTGTTCGGCACTGGCGTAAGTCGGTGTTTTGTCTCCACTCTGGATCAACATCAAAGGGACCCTGAAAAGTCCACATATCTGCGCCTCGTTCATTTTCATTTGCTCAAGATATTGAGCATCTATAAGTTTGATCTGAGGAAATGAAATATCCATATTCTCATCAAGCAACATAAATTCCCAGGCTTTGCCTAATCCCTCATATCTTTCTTTCAGCGCTTTTCGCCTATTTGCAAAAGCGGTTCCGCTTAATGGCATGGGATGTTTAATCACCGCTCCAGGGTGTAATCCTTTACTAAAATACCTGCCAAGAAATTGATTACTGGCTATACCCAAGCCAATAGTTTCTCTCGCATATTCAATCGGGTTAACTCCGGTAATGCCATCAAGTGTCAACCCCCGCAGATGCATTAAGCGACTGCCCGGTATCGGCTCTATAGTTCCATCACGCATTTTCACATGATAGGTAAGAGAAAAGTCTTCATTTTGTTCAACTTCTGTAACTGTGTCGGATTTTAAAGGTATCAATTCTTTTATAGGACGGCCTTCAATTCCCATTTTGTATACATAAAAATTGCCTCGTAAACAGATATAAGCCTCGGCCATTGCCCAGAATTCAGCCGAAGTCATCCATGAATTGGGCTGATCATGCAATTTCTCGTAAAGATAAAAGTCTGTGGCTTTGTTTTTTTGCTCGCCTTTTTTTTCCATAATGTGGCAAGGCAACTGCGAAATGGTGAAAGCCCGAACCCGGACACAATTTTGAACAGTCATCAAGCGCATGGCAGAATCAGAATCAACAGAGACACCTGCTTGAGTTGGTGTAATCCCGCCATAGAAAGCTCCGCCCGGTGTATACCATTTATCGTCTGTTGGTCCCCAAGATGCGGCCTTTGGACGTATTAGTCTCGATGCCAGTCCCATCTCTATTGCTTTCCGTTCATCAGATATCCCAAAGCCATCAGCAATGGCCCACAGACGATAAGGCCCATCCATAGACCCCATTGAAGATATAGTCCGTAGCCGAGCATCCCGAGGCCCCCGAAGACAAAAACATCTCGGATATCAAATGCTCGCCATGCTGTAGTAATAATAGATGTTAACGAATCCTTGCTTTTATTCAGAAAAATCAAGTTCAATGCCTACCTTTCTGAGGAAAATATTATGTTATGTTAAATTATCAAACAGTATATTTGAATGTCAAGAAGAAAAAACCTTATAATTTCAAATAGTTGGAAATGAGGGGAAATGAATGGAAAGAAGGGGAAATCTTTATTTTGGGAATATGGAGTTGACAAATATTATTTTATAATATATTTTATAATGAAATATTTAATAGGAGGTTCTTATGTCACAAAAAATACAAATCACTTTACCTGACAAAACTTATGAGCTATTGGAGGCAATGGCCAGGGAAGAAAAGATTAAAACAGTAACCTTGGCCGTTGCTCTTTTGCGTAAGACTTTGGAAAAGGAATAGATGATATGGCAAAAGGATCAACAATCAAAGGGAAAAATAGCTTATGGCGAGAATAGGCAGGCCCTGACCGGGTTGGATTTGGTGTGATCAGTTCCGGCATGGCAAAGTAGGGCCACTTTTTATTAACTCAAAACAAGGTAGGAGGAGAAAGAAATGCAAGAAATCAAGTTAAAAATCAAAGGAACAGTTCCACTAATGTTACACAATAACCAGGCTGTTGATCCCCTGAACATCTATTACCAAACAATGAAACCCCTTTCGGCAAAACGGAATAAAACAGAAGCCGACCTGATGTTACTCGGCAGAATTGAATGGGAATCAGGACTCTATATTTCACCTGAAGGCAAGATATGTATTCCCGGCCGGAATATTGAAAAATGTTTCATCCTCGGAGCCCGGAAAAGCAAAAATGGCAAAAAGTTTGAAGAAGGCGTATATGTTGATGACAACTATTGCCCACTACAATTTAATGGCAATAATATCACTGCAATGAGTAAAGAGATACCTTCTCCCGGTCTCGATTCTTTGTATGTTTCTGAGCACATCGACCGACGAGCCGTTGCAGTACAGCGCAATACAATAATCAGAACACGGCCTATATTTGAACGATGGAACTTGACCTGCACAGTTCTCTATGATGAGAACGTGATAAATCAACAAACGCTTTTAGAGTGCATTACTGTGTCCGGTCTATATATTGGTCTTTGCGAAATGCGGCCGCGGCTGGGACGGTTTGAGATTGAGAAAATTTAGGCTTGGCAGGGCGAGACGAGGCCTGGCGGGGCTTGGCAAGGCGTGGCGAGGCGTGGCTAGGCACGACACTTTTCATTTATTAATAGAAAACCAAACTTTAAATATATAATTTGGCATGGCCGGGCAAGGCAGGGCAGGGCGAGGCAAGGCATGGCAGGGCACGACACTTTTTATCAATTCACGAGGAGGCAACATGCAAAAACAACACACTACAAAATATCCAGAATGGAAAGAGGCAAGAGATAGAATCCTGAGCCGAGTACAATCGGAAGGCTATGGTATCCTGATTTCAATGCAGGATTTGCACGATTATATGGAAATGGAACCGCCTAAAACTGTTGAGAAGTACAAAAAGTATCAATTCCAGTGGTTAGGAAATGTAGAAAATCTGAAAGACAGCCTGCTGGAAGAACACAATATTTGCATGATGAATTCCAGGGGAGAGGGCTACATCGTTTGTACGCCAGATGACCAGGTAAGTAAAGCATATGCCAAAATAATGAAGAGAGCACGCCTAGCATTACGTAAGGCCATTAATACACTTACTAATGTTAATCAGGAATTACTCAGTAACGAAGGCGGAAAGATCCGCCTTGAAAATATGGCAAAGGTGGCCTTTATCAAGCAGGCTATGAATAAAAAGAAGATTGAGCCTGAACCAGAGAAAAAACAAATTGCAGGATAAACGAGGCTTGGCCTGGCGAGGTCCGGCGTGGCGGGACGCGTTGTGGCAAGATGTGGCGAAACGAGGTATAATTCAAAAAAAGGGCACTCCTCACGGGGTGCCCGGCTTTAAAAATTGAGGATATGATGATAAATACACATTTAATTGGCAAGCATTTGCCAATATTACAAGATGGCTTTCCTATCCAATCTTGCGCAATCTGCGGCGCCACAAACATCCATGGCTTTAGGCGAGCCGAAGTCATCAGCTCCAGTTTCACGGACCATGATTTCCTCAGCACTGATAAGCAAATATGCCAATATTGCGCTGCATGCCTCGGCAAAGGCCAGCCTCGCAATCATTTTTTGCGCAATACAAGCTTCCTGGCCACGAAATCACAACTGCTCAGGCTTAAAAGAGAAGAAATCTGGCAGTATATATTTAATCCTCCATCTCCACCATTTATTTTTGGCGTAACATACAATCATAAAAAACACATCAGCTTTAAAGCTCCTATCAATTTGTCTCGCGAAAATTATCAGATACGGACAGAAAATGAGTGCGTAACAATCCCACCAAAAGCAATACAGCCACTCAGCGCAATCCTTCAAAAATGGTATACAATCTGCCGCGATATCAAAACAGAGCCGACTTATTTTACCAAAAACGACATACTTATGGGATGTAATAACTACAAAAAAATAGAAACATATGGAATATATACCTATCTGGCGGAGAACCAAAAGATCCAGCCATACCGACAAACTGCATTGTTGCAATTATTAACTTATGCGCTAAATAAAGGAGGAATAAATGATTAAATTAATTTACCATTTCACAACAAAAGGCCCGCTTCACACCGGCTCAGACATCAATGCTGGTACTATGAAGATCTTGAGAAGGCAAAAATGTATATTGGCAGAACCGATCCGACATGTCAGCTTTTTGGGCGATGAGCAGAAAAGAGACGCCGTAATACAAATCGCCCTTGGCGTATGGCAAGCGATTGATTGGGATAATATTAAAGGAACTCGACTTATGGGTATCTGGAATGAATTTGCCAATAAGCTTACGGCAGCTGCCAGGGCATCAAACAAGTATCAATTTTTAAACAAACTGTGCCGCTCTTGGGGTATTACAAGCTTAACTAATCCGAGTATCTTGGCATCCTTGAACGCCCTCAGCGATTATGAATTAATTGACACCATCCGTAACGAATTAATGTACGTCATTCTCAAAATGAAAGCAATTAAAGAAGCGGCAAAAGAAAAGGGGGAGAAAACAGGCAGGCTGATTTTTGATTTTGCTCCTATTGACCAAGGGAAAGAATTTGTAATCACGCGGACAGAAGACGAAATCCCCTGCATTTCAGGAAATTCTATCAGGGGCAAAATCAGACGCCTAATCATGTATGATTTTTGCTCTAAAGTCAGCCTTACCACTATGGATAAAAGGGTCTATCATACTTTATTTACCGGCGGATTCCTAGACCAATCCACAAAAAATGAAGATCTGGAGAAGATGGAAGAATTTGTCTCCATGTGCCCAGCTCTGGGTCTTTTGGGCGCAGCAATCGGAAATATGACCATAGAAGGCGAAATGAAAGTCGGATGGGCATATCCTCTATGCCTAGAGCGTGGCACTGGCGAAAAGAGTTACTGGCAATATCTGGACACAGTCTTTCAAACACGCCACGATAGCAGCAAAACGGAAAAAGAAATAGAACTGACAGGTGAAGACCGTACCCAACAGATGAAATATGAATATGAAGTCTTCGCTGATGGCACGCCCTTTGAACATCGCATAGCCTGCACATCAAAGGACCCTCTTATCGTATCCACGTTTTGGCATGCCTTGAAATTATTTGAAACTGCACCTTATCTTGGAGGCATGGGGTCTGTCGGTAATGGCGAAGTCCTTCCCATCTGGAATCTGGCAGGCGATGGCAAAAAATATCTTCAATATTTGGATAAAAACAAAGAAAAAATTAAGGAATTTTGGATAAATGCATCCATATAACCTGTTTCTAAAATTCTACTCGCCACTGGTGCTATATCATCCTATTACCTTGGATGCAATAGTGGCCTACTGCTTAGCTGTACGGCGTAACAATAAAAATTGCAAAATTTGCTTCCCACAACAGATAAATGATAAGGATGAAAAGGTCAAACACGAGCTCCATCACCTTATAACGCATCACACGCCGTTATATCCTGTTTCAATGGCCTCTAATTTCCAGCCGATTGGCACAACTACCGAATATCTGGACTCATGGAAAAAGCACTTTGAATCAAAATACGCGCACCTTGCGGATTTTGGTAAGGCAAAGCGCAAAATCGACACAGGGTCCGGGAAATACCGCAGCTATAATATGCCGCTTCCAGCTTTGGTCGTACAGATGGGCTATTTCGCTTTTATAGGTAAGGGCAACCAGATAGTAGAGCTACTCCAGGATTATGTTGTAGCCATCGGCAAAAAAAGGAGCGAAGGCTTTGGTTGGATTGCAGAAATGGATCTCCGCGAGGCCGATTACTCCGCCTATGATATAGCGCGCATGAGACCGGTGCCGAAAGAGATAGCCAAAAAAAATAAAATCACTGGCAAACCCGCATACTGTGGGTGGCAATCTCCATACTGGCTGCGAGAAAATATTTGTGAATGTGTAGTGCCAAAATGAAAAAATCAGATAAAGAGGCACTGATCTTATATGCTGGTGTCACCGCTCACAAACATAAAATCGATCAGGCGAGATCGATCATTGAGTCAGCATTTAAGGCACTTTCTCCGGATTCGTGGTATGTGGCGTTTTCCGGGGGCAAAGACAGTGGTGTGGTATTTGATCTGGTGCAAAAGGTTAATAATAATGTGCTTGGCATCTGGAGCGACGATGAGTTTTACTTGCCGGAAACAGCGGATTATATGCGCCGAATGGAAAAGTCCGGGGCAAAAATAAGGCAGATACAAGAAAAGGCAGTCCATACTAAGTGGTTTACAGCACACGCTGACGGTGAAACACAGATTGTGGCTGGCGAGTATGGTGGTATTTTTTTGGGTCTGCGTGCCCAGGAAAACAATAGCCGCAGGCTTTATCTGCGAAAATATGGTAGACTGCACCAAACTCCGGTAAAATGGCTGTGCAATCCTATCGCTTGGTGGAAAACAGAGGATGTTTGGGCCTATATTTGCAGCCGTGGGTTAGATTACAACAAGGCATATGATCGGCTGTCCGAGATAGGAGTCCCCTTAGAGCGACAGCGCATAGGACCCTATGCGGTTGATGGTGCCTTGGGATATGGGCAATTAGCGATCCTAAAAAAAGGATGGCCTGAGGAGTATCGCCGTTTTACCGACAGATATCCTCAGGCTTGCCATTATGTATAAAAGGAGAACTCCCTATGAATCCAACAGAACATTTTATAACCGAATTGTACAAATTATTGCAAAAACATGAAGAAGAAACAGGAACATACATTGAAACAATCAGGATTAGCAGAGTTTCCATAGAAGAAAGCGGAAAACTGCGCATGAGTAAACCTGTCACAGAAATCAATCTTGAGATAAGGTAAACGAGGAGAAACCCATGAAAAAACTAACTTCTATCCTATTTGTCTTTATCTTTCTCATCAGTTGTGCACCAGTCCCTCAATCATATGAGCCGATTATAGATACCGGCTACAGTAATTTTGACTGGACTCAATACTGGCAAGACTTGCGTGAATGCCGTACATATGCGGCGAGAATTTGCCCTGCTGATCAAGCAGTCGGAGAGGCTCTTGCAGGCGCCGCCTTTGGTGCCGCATTAGGGGCCATCCTGGGCTCTGGTACTGGAGATACAGGAAGATGGGCCGGAATCGGCGCAGGATCAGGCGGACTTTCCGGAGCTGCTCACGGCGCCGGTAGCGCCATTGAAAGGCAAAAAAGGATTATCCAAAACTGTATGAAGGGTAGAGGATATAGGGTGCTAGAATAATTATGGAAAAGAAAACACCGTCTAACCCAAAATTATTAAAATTTGAGAATCAGCATTTTAATGCCGATCTTGCTGAATTTAAAGCTTCCGTTCTTGATCTCAAAAACAAGCTACCTCTGATGAAAGAATACATCTTTATGGTAGCTGAATTGACCAGGGCCAGGTATAATGCTTTACTGGATGAAGGGTTTACTGAAAAGCAGGCTATAGAATTATCTAAAACACTGTTTTAGAGAAACAGTCTATTATTCTGGCCTAATAATAGACTTCCGGAATCTGCATCTCAGAATTGAATCTCGCGGGATTTGCACAGTACCTCCAACCTTATTCACTTTCTCTAAAATACCATGCCGAATCCAAAGATGTTTCAATCCACGCCCCCGCGCGGGGGGCGACCAGATAAGAATTATAAGAACTATAAGAATGTAAAGTTTCAATCCACGCCCCCGCGCGGGGGGCGACTTAAGTCACAATTAATTATCGGTGTCGAGAGTGCGTTTCAATCCACGCCCCCGCGCGGGGGGCGACATCTTCGGCCAGTTCTACGATCATCCACGCAAAGGTTTCAATCCACGCCCCCGCGCGGGGGGCGACTTCAGTAATATGTTTGGTGGCGCAGGCAGCTCAGGTTTCAATCCACGCCCCCGCGCGGGGGGCGACCCATCTTAATCTTGTTTTTACCATTCTCTGTCCTGTTTCAATCCACGCCCCCGCGCGGGGGGCGACGTATGTGATCGTAGTGGTTTTATAGAGAGGGTATGTTTCAATCCACGCCCCCGCGCGGGGGGCGACACACGTCGACAGGTTCAGGAATGACAGGTTCAGGTTTCAATCCACGCCCCCGCGCGGGGGGCGACAGCATGTTAGTCAAAAACATTGCATTTGTTTGATGTTTCAATCCACGCCCCCGCGCGGGGGGCGACATAACACCAAAAGGATCATCATCAAGATTGGATTGTTTCAATCCACGCCCCCGCGCGGGGGGCGACCTTGTGGCTACTGCGGGGATGAGTGATTACGAGAGTTTCAATCCACGCCCCCGCGCGGGGGGCGACTGTCTTCTACTAACTCTTTGAATCTAAAGCCCTTATTCTCTCTTTCCCGCGAACTACT